GTCCACGCGCTCACCGAACGCGGCGGCAAATGCCCGGTTGGCCCGGTCGACCTGCGCATCGAAATTCTCGCCCCATTCCCGGCGCAAACCGGATTCCACCGCGTCGAGCGCGCGGTCCTGCGCGGCGTTGGCATCCTGCCAGGCCGCCCCCTGCAACTCGACATAGCCTTCGAGCAACGATCGCGCCTGCGCGTCACTCAGGCCCGACGCGTGCATCCGCTCGAGCATCGCTTTTTCGAAATCTTCGTCCCAGGGCATGCCCTCGGGACGCGCCAACCCGTCAAGATCATATCCCTCGGGGCTCTCGGGCCGGCCGAGCGCGTCGTAGAAACGCGCGCGCTCGGCGTTATCCGCATCGGCCGCCGGTGGCACGATCCCCTTGCGGCCAATCAGTTTCTGCAGATTCACATGCTCGCGTGCCAGCGCATCCAGATCGTCGAATCGTTCGAACACCGGATGGGTCCGGTATTCTTCGGACAGGCCGTCGCGCCAGCTCTCACCCGCCTCGTTTTCGGCAACAACCTCTGGCGCCGGTGCGTGGGTCTGATCATCCGTCATGGTCATCGTCATTCTCCTGTCCAGATTGAATTTCGTTCAGCATCGGGTCGTCGCCGGCGCGCGCCAGCGACGCGATGCGCCGGAACACCCGTTGCATCCCCATCGCGAACACCGCCTCATTGGCGTCCGCCGTCGGCGCCACATACATGCAGAACCGGTTGAGGTCGCGCAGCACCCGCCGGCCCTCGGGAGTGGTGAACACCGCCCTGTAGTCCCGCCTCAAACGCCACAACCGTTCGGCCGTCCGCTGCATAACAACGCTCCCGTTTTTTGAATTGAGAAGGCCGGTCGGGCTAGCGCAGGCCGCCCAGCAGGGTGGAACCCGCCTTCAACAGGCCCGCCCGCCGCGCCGCGGCACCGCGGCGGCGGAACGCCTGGGCACGGGTCAGCTGATTGAGCGCGACCAGGTTTCCCGCATCGGCACGGCGCAGGGCATCGAACGCGGCATCGGCCGAGACCTGGCCCAGAAGATCGACCGGTGTGCCCGCCGCATCCGCGCCGGCATGGGCCAGCCGCGCACGCAGGGCCGCCTGCCGGGCCGAGCCCCGCCGGCGCGCCTCGTTGGCATTCGTCGCACCGCGCTGCGCGGCAATATCGGCATCGCGCACGGCCGTGCGCGCGGCGGAGTCGCGCTCTGCCGCGGCCGTCCGGCCGTCTTCAACCGCACGCAGCGCAGACAGCGCCGTGGTCGCCAGGATCAATTGCGGTCCGGTCATATCGTCCTCCCATACATCCAATAGTCGCCCGCGCCGCCGGGCCCGTAATTCACCAGCAGACCTTCGAGCTCAAAGCCGAGAAACGACAACCAGCGCGCGCCGCACGCATGCCCGTCGCGCACGGTTGCCTGGATCCGATGCAGGTCCCGTTCGGCCGCGATACGATCGAGCGCCCGTTCGGTCGATCGGGTCAGCGTCACCGGTCGTGACAGGAGCTGATCGGAGAAGATCGCCCAGGCCTGGCCCACCCCGGGCCAGAGCGGCACGACCCCGGCACATCCCAGCACCTCGGCGCCGTCAATCGCGGTGAACGCCGCGTCGCGCTGCACCAGCGCCCCGATATCCAGGGTTTCGATATAGGCGGTGAAATCGGATTGCGCGCATTGCGGCGCAACCGCGCGCAGATGCGGCGGTTCAAACGGGATAATCTGCATGGGGCTTACCTCGAGGCGAGATTGACGCGCGGCGACAGCGACAGGATGGTCATCGGCAACGGCGCGTCCTGCCGCAGCGCGACCACCCCCTCGACGTCATAGCCGGCGGGGAAACTGACAATCTTGATTCCGGTAAAGGGCGGCGCGGTCCCGCCACTGTCATCAAACGGCACCCGATCCAGCGTGGCGAAGTCGGGCCCGGTCTTCGCACCGCTGGTCCGGTGAAACCGCACCACGACATCGCCGATGCGCTTGGTCTTGCCCTCGCCCGACCCGTCGGGGGTCCGGGCCGCGATGGGCAGGGTCACCACATCCGTCATATAGCCGAACCCGGCATGGACCCGGCTCGCCGGGCTGCTCAGGGTGATCGCCCCCGCGCTCGGTGTTTTCGTGCCCAGATGCACGCCGTCGGCAACCACATCCACCGCCGCGCCGTCCAGATGACCGGCGCCGGTAACGGCGGTGACGGCCTTGCGCACCGCACCGCCCGACGCATAGGCCGCAAAGCCCGACCCGTCTATTCCCTGCAGGGCGAAGCTGTCGGCCGCAGCGCTGGCGACGGTATAGCGGTTGCCGTTCAGCGCGGTCATGCCGATCACGTCGCACACATCCACCAGGTCGCCATTGGAAAAACCATGGCTCGGAACGGTCAGCACGACCGGGTCGGCCCGGGTCGCACCCGAAATCGCCTTGGGGTCGTCATAGGACAGGCCGCAATCCACGAAATAGGCGTCGGCGATGTCGTCGTCGCCATTGGCATCGAAATCGCGCACCAGATACTCGACGCAGCGGACATCCGCGCCGTCGATGGTCCGCGCCGCCACACCCCAGACCTGGTCATGGGTCTGGTCCGGCGCCGGGATCACCGCCACCGATTCCCAGCGTGCGGCACCACCCTGAAATTCGCCGCCGAGCGTGTGGCGCTGCCAGCCGATCACCTCATGCTCGCGGTTGTAGGTCATCCCCAGCAGGGTACCGTCGGCCCGGCACATCACCACCAGCCCATGGGGTTCCTGGGCGAAATCCATCTGCACGACCCCGCCCGCCGTGATGTGTTCCGACAGGATCGACAGATCGGGTGCCGCGAAATTGTCCCGCTCGAACAGGTAGGCCAGCTCGCGCAACTTGCGCGCCGTCGGCGACAGATAGAGGGTCACGTCACCCGCCGTCACCGGCTGGATGTCGGCGCTGCCATAGGTGTTGGCGCGCTTGAACTGGATGTTCGTCGGGGTGAGCGGCTCGTCCAGCGAGCTCGCCCGGACCGGCCAGGTGCCGCCCTGGGTGCCCAGCACCAGCGAGCGCTGGGACTGCAGCCACAGGATCGCATTCGCCTGATCGGCGCCGATCCGGTAGTTGAGCGCGGCATCGTCCTCGACCGCGCCGTCCGCGGTGGTCGGCGCCATGTTCTCGAAATCGCCGGACTTAGAGGTCCGGAACATCTGCGGGCTGTTCTTCTCGCCCGCCCAGCACAGGCGCTGCTCGTGGAACGTCACGCAGGCCGGATATCCCGTCGCCCGAAACTGCGATGCCGGCACCTGATCCACGGCCGGGCTTGCATTGGTCTCGCCCCACGCGCCCATGCGCCAGGCGGTCACGCCCGATGTGCCGCCGAAGTTCGACTTGATATCCACGGAAACCTGGGTGGAGCCGTTCACCGACACGATCACGCCCCAGCCCCAGGTCGAAGAATGCTTGATGCGAAGCGCACGCCCCACATCCGTCGATACGAAGATGTTCTCCTGGCACGTGACCGTGATCGCCTTACCGCTCGTCGCGGCCGGGGTCATCGTCTTGTCGGACGTGTTTTCGTCCAGATAGGGCCCGTCGATGAAAGACACCCGTTCCAGCGACCATTCATCGTCGCCATAGCGCAGCAGCTTGTGGGGCGGGTAATCGGGGTGTGCGATGTACAGCGTGTCGGCGGACTGGGCGATCTTCAGTCCGAAAACATCGGCCGCGGCATAGGGTGTCGCAAGTTCGACCGGCACCGAATCCAGCACCGCGACATTGTCGATCTGCACGGTCTTGCCCAGCGCGTGCGCGAAATGAATGTGGAAGTCATCCGCCGGCGGCCCCGACGAGGCGGGAAACGCCACCACATGATGCCCCGCCCCCACATTGCGGATGAGGTCGAACCCGCCCAGCGCGCCGGTGCTGACGCCGACCCGGTCTCCCGGAGACCCGATCACGTCGAACGACACCAGCGCATCGTTGACCGACGTGTTCGCGGCCGTAATCTGCTGGCTCGCCGCCGCCTCGTCCGCCCCGGATCCCACCAGGCTCAGGCGACCGTTCGTCACATCATGTGTAATCGATGCGCTACCGGTCGAATTGTTCGTCCAGCCCGTGATGTCCGACGTGAAGTCGCCATTGGTCACGGTCGCCCCGTTCATGTCCGGACCTGTCACTTGGCCCCCGTCGCGATAGAACCGGACATAGAAGTCGCCGAACTCCAGGATGTAGGCCTGCGCCTGGTTGAACCGGAACGGTGCGAGGCGCACCGGTTTCGTCGCGTCTTTCGTCTTGGCCACAAACCGCGTGCCCGGCCGCCGGGCAACGCCGCCATGGGGCTGGATGATGGCGTTGAGGAGCGTCCCCGCCCCGTTGTCGTAGCGCGCCAGGTCGCGCCTGCCATACAGGCGCGGGCTCAGTTCCCCGGCGGTGAAATTCGTCTGGGCCGGCTGCAGATCCACCATCAGATGCGCGCCTCGATCCAGCCATCCGCCGCCAGCATCCGGGCGGTGCCCTCCTGCCCGTCGGCCGAGCGCGCGGCACGCAACGTGTTGTCATAGAGCCGCGCCATGGCGTTGTGCAGCGAGGTGGATTTGCCGAGCGGCTCGGCCAGCTCCATCGCCACCCGCGCCGCCAGCGCATCGAGCGCCAGCGCGTCCCACAGCGCGTAGTCACTCACCCGCCGCAGATACAGAATCCGGATCGGGCTCGCGAGATCGGTCACGATCTGCCGGGCCTCGATCTGCCACGCCCCCCGCCCCACATCGGCCTCGCCTTCGACCGAGATCACCCGCAGGCAATAATTCGGATCACCCGGCAGGTCATAGGCGTTGGCAAACCCCCACAGGGGCGGCGTCACATGGGCCGTCAGTTCGGCCCGCACGAGCGCGAAGTTCCACGGATGGGCGCGCAGCACCACGTCGCGCTGGTCGGCGAAGATCGCCGACGCCAGCCGCGCGGCCTTCACGTCGTCGGCCAGGGTCGTGATGGTCGCCTCGCCGAGCTTAATCAGCCCCGCGTTGACGATTTCGACGTCGGTGGTCATGGGCAGTCTCCCGAAAAGATGCAGGCAAAGAAAACGGGGCGCCCCTCCAGACAGAAGAGCGCCCCGCAATTCACGGTAGAACGTGCCGCCGTCAGTCCATGACGTAAGCGAGATACCCGTCGAGGGTCGCGCCCGCCGGGACCGTCCCGTCATTGACCTGCGCGGTGATGACGACGCCGTCGAGGCTCGCGAACAGCTTGGTCTCGTCGCCGCCGAGCGTGCCGCCGGGCACGAACGCCCCCGCCGCCGACGCGTCGACCCCGTCATCGAGCCCGTTCGGGTCGGCCGCGACCGCGCCCGATCCGTCATCGGCGACATGGGCCTCCCAGCCCAGGTCGAGGGTGCGGCTCGCGCCCAGCGCCGAATGCGCCACCCGCGACAGGGGCAGGACCACCCGCACCTTTCCCTTGGGCAGGTTGACCAGCCGGGCGACCGAGCCGGCATCGCCGGCCGCCGCGCCTTGCGTGAAGTTGAACCGCGCAAACCGCAGCCGCCCATGGGCCTCATGGGTCGGGTTCTGGACCCGCGGCACCGCCAGCGTGTTGGCAAACTGGGTACTGTTTTCGGTTGTGATGGCCATTACAGATTACTCCTGGATGAGCCCCGTCCTTCGACAGGCTCAGGACGAGGCCGGATACGGAAGAACCCTCATGCTGAGCCTGTCGAAGCATGCGGGTTGCCCAATTCAGAGAAAGTCAGAACCCCCTTCGCATTCCCGACAAGACGCTATGCCGCGCTCGGCGGATCAGGGCGAAGGGCAAAGAAAAACCCATTCCCGACAAGACGCAGTGCCGCGTTCGGCGAGAGCAGGCAAAGGGCCTAAACCCCTTCTCATTCCCGACAAGACGCAGTGCCGCGTTCGGCGAGAGCAGGCGAAGGGCCTAAATCAAGACTCCACGCAGTCGATCTGCACGACCTTCTCTTCCTGCATCCGGGTCGCCCCGATATCCATGGAAGCGAAGACCTGCACCGCGTAGTTCTTGTTGGGCAGCGGGTCGATCTTGGCCGTGATGTCCTGGCCCAGGCCGAGCAACAGGCCCGACTTGGCCCAGGCGAAACACGAACGGGTGCTGCCGCTCTTGGGCAGCAACGTCCCGTCGGCGGCGTCCTCCAGGCGGATGAAGCGGAACCCGTAGAAGCCCTCGACCCCGCCCGACACCAGCACCTTCTGGGTGTTGTAATCGACCGACTTGACCTCGTTCGTGTCCATGAACTCGTCCTCCTGGGCCGAGGTCCAGGCCACATACAAATCGTCGCCGGGCATGATCGCGTTGTTGGCCTTGAACAGCTTCATGGCGGAACGCAATTTCGCCAGGGTGAAGCCCGCGCCGCCCGCGGCGATCTTCTGACCGGCCGGCAGGGTGACCGCGTTGGTCCCGGTCTCGCCGGTGTAGGCCGTGCCGAGCGCGGCCGTGGCGATCTCCCGGTCGATGGCCCGGTTCAGCGCTGCCGCAAAGGCCTGCGAATAGGCATTGGTCGGGTCGTTGAGGGTCCGGATCAGGTCCGGCACATCGACCAGGTCGGCCACCCGATAGGTCTTGGCGGCCACCGAGCGCCGCTTGTGGGGTGTCGACACATACTGGGTGTCGCCATGGCGTTCGGTCGCCTCGCTCGCGGCGACGGCGCCCACCTGATCGAAGAAGGCGCGCTTGGAACTGATCGCCTCCTCGCGCACGGCGCCGCGCATCTGGCTGCTCATCTGCTGCACCAGCATCTCGATGCCGCTTTTGTATTCCTGCCGGAAGGCAGTCGTGATCTCGACGGACATGTCCGTCCTCCTTTCGATTCGAAATGATGTAGGGGCGGGTTTCAAACCCGCCCGTCGGGTCTTCAGAGGATTCGAAAGGCTGCCCGCGCGCCCTCTGTTCTCGAAGGAAGGCGGCGGACCCGTCTCGCTGTTTCACGCCCGCGTCGGGCGGCCCGACTTTCGGGCAGGGCACCGGACTCACCCGTCACCGGCTTTAGCCGGGCGGTGAGCTCTCCGGGGTTTGAATCATTCGTAGCGCCCTG